GTGGACGCCTTCTGTCTGCATCCGCGCATCATGGGCAAGCGCTTTTGCCGCATTTCGGTCGACGAACTCGAAGCCCTGGCCGTAAAGCTGCGCGCCATCAAGCGCAAGGGCGGGTTGAACCACGAAGAACAAGGCTCGGTGGTTGCGCCGCACGAAACGCTGAAAGTGAAATACAATTTTATAATGAACAAAAATAACAACAAAGATGAAAAAGGAAATGCTTGAGGGCCTTTCGCCCGAGGAGAAGAAGGAATTGCTGGCCACGCTGCAGAACGAGGCTAACGAGGAGAAGAACAACCGCCGCCAGGCCTATGAGGACTTGCGCGCGAAGTTTGCGCAAGACGTGCAGGCATGCTTGAACGATGTGGTAACGGCCGTGAGTGGCTTTCGCGAATGGTTGGAAAACGAAAGTCGCGCCTTCCGCGACGTGATGGCCGAATACGGTCAGCTGCGCAGCGAGAGCCAGGGCGGTTTTACGATGACGGTTGGCGAGTTCCGCCTGACGGTGGCTGCGAATAAGGTGAAAGGCTTTGACGAGCGCGCCGATATGGCGGCAGAACGGTTGGTGGACTATCTCAAGCGTTATGTGCAGCGTACGGAGAAGGGAACTGAGGACCCTATGTACCAACTGGCCATGACGCTGTTGGAACGAAACAAGAGCGGCGATCTGGACTATAAGAGCATCTCAAAGCTGTACGACTTGGAGAGCAGGTTCGACCAAGAGTATGCCGAGATTATGCAGCTCTTCAAAGAAAGTAACGTTGTGCAACGCAACGCGCAGAACTTCTACTTCCACCGCCGCGACGAGGTGGGCGTTTGGCGCAAGATTGAGCCTAGCTTCTGCCGAATGTAACTGCATTGTAACCTGAATGTAAAAAAGTCCCCGCAACGCTTGTTGTTACGGGGACTTTTCATTAATTTTGCATATTATTGTTAACGTGCACAACGATTATGGCCAGAGGGAGAAACAAGGATCTTATTTTGGAACGCGACCGCAAGCTTTTCGAGCGGTTCTACTATTGGAGCGAAGTCCGCCGACTTCGTTTCGATGACACTATCGCCAAACTCTCTAACGAGGAGTTCTTCCTGGCCGAGGCTACCACGCTACGCATCGTGCGGCGCATGCTGATGGAGGGTGCCACCGTAGACGGTAAGGCCGTGGAGAAGAGTCGGCGTCAGGGGTTCAGGTCTTCAACCGCACGGAGAGAGTCGTGCGCGCAATTGTCGCTGTTTCCCGAGTAGATTCGGCGATGGCGCATGTATAAGTAGCCTCGTAAACCTTGATGCCGTGGTTGAACGTAAAGAACCGCGAGCGCGTGCGAATCAGCGCGCCCTCGCCCGATGGTCGATAGCCCTGCAACAGTGCGTGCAGGGCTTTTCTTTTTTCCTCGCGCTGCATTATCCTTTCTGTAGTCTGGCTGCCAGCGTGCGTGTCGTCGTAGCAGTCGAGTATGAGGCGAACGCGTACCTCGCAGGTTCCGCGCTGTGCGATGTCGCCTGTGTCGGTCCAGTCTGTGCTGGGCAGGTCGACGAGAACGGCGGGGTATGTCAGCGGATACATGTCCAGCTGTTCATTGTCCAACCCCTCCAACTGTCCGTAGTCTTCGTCCACGGTGCGTGCCCAAGGCAGGGCACGCGCAATGTGGTCTATCATGTTAACGAGAATCGATTCCATTTCCTATTTCTATTAGTGTGTTTAGTATCATCTTGCGTATCTTAACGTTAAGTTCGTGACTCGTGCCGATGAACTGACGGCGCGGGATGTGTATGGCTGTCTTGCGCGTTAGGGCCATTGCGCGCCACGCTTGCGCCATTGGCGGCAGCTCCTTGGGCATTTTCTCGCCTTTCTTCACTTTAGCAAGAGAATACACCATGTGCCAGGCATAGCGGCGCATCTTGGGCGTTATGCCGATGTTTCCGCCCTCGTTGTGGATGGCGGCATAGGGACGTGGGTTGGTAACCATCACCGCACCTGGCATGGCCACGGCGTCTATGCTGCGCATCAGGTTGTCGGTGGCCGAGGTCAGCGGCTTGTACGGCGAGCCCGCATCCTGTCGCCTTGTCTTCTTCCAGGGGTGCAGCCCGCCGTTGTTGAAGCCTCCATCGCGAAAGTTCTGCCGAAAGTGATTCTTGGCGATGACGGCAGCCTTGCGGGGGATGTCTGAGCGCATGGCCTGGTCCACCTGCAGTGGAGCGCGGGCGATGATGTCGGCTATTTGCTTGGCGTTCATTATTTTTCTTGTTAAAAAGTTTGTTCGTAACGAATAAAGTTGTATCTTTGCATCATAAGAAATAAGGTTTATTAGATACCGCGTCGGATTGCAGTTCCGAAGGGAAGGGTCTGATAAACCTTATTCTTTTTTAGTATGTTTCTTGATGGTAGGTGAGTCAGAAATACTATGTACCATATACTCTCCCCATTCCATCTCGTGCACAATTATCCAACTTTTTTCCTTGCATAGCTCAATTTCGAAAATATGGTTGTTAGCGACACCTGCCCTATCTTTCCCATCCATAGTCGTGCCAATATATTGGGCCTTATTGAAAACTTCATCAAATTTCAGAAGCAGTTCATTTTTCTCACGCATATGCTTGTGTGGTTGGTTGAGCCATTCCTTAATACCAGCACCAGAGATTATCACTTCGTGTTCGAATTCCTTGTTTTGTAGCGTGGTCTCTTTAAGATATGCTGCCTCTTTCCTTATTTCCTTGGCTCGCTCGCGCAAGATTGTCTTCACTTCTTTTGCCCGGTCAATGCATCCATCAATGTACGGACAGTTAAAGCAATCCTTCTTATGCGCCACGAACATGGCCCGCATGCGGTTCTTAATCCCTCGGGGCTTGTAGTATGGGCATCGTGCGCAGTTATCGGGGAAATACGGGTGCGTGTCGTTGATAAGGTGACCGTCCTTGCCGGGGTTGTTGTCGAGTCCGCGCTGCGGCTGCGGCGTAGGCATGTCCTCCACCACGTCGACAGGCGTGGCGGGGTCGTCGGTAGCTTCGAGCATGCACTTGCAGTTCCAGCGGTCTTGCGGGTGGTGCTTTTCCCAGAACGGATGCTCGATTGGCAAGGTGAGTTTCTTTTCCCAATATGAGCGGTGCGAGGCCTCGGCATCGGGCGACGTTGTGGGCATCCAACGGAGGTTGGGGAAGATGTCGCGGTTCTCAACGAACTCCTGCCAGTCGGCCGCGGCATGAGCGCGCAGCACGGCCGTGTTGTATTCGGTGCGCAGCCACGCGCCGACGTGGTGCGACGAAATCGCTTGAACATCTTTCGACCACTGTTCGAACGGCTTTATATTGCCGTTCGCATCGCGCAGCTTGTCGGCCATCGCCTTGCCCATCGCATGTACCTTGAACGCCGCGAACACCTCGTTGCCGTGGCGCATGGCGTCTAGGAAACGGTCGTTGTGTCGCGGTTGGTATTCGCCGCGTGCCAGCCCCTCGGCTGCCGCCTCGTTCATGGTGCGTTGTAGCTCACGCCAAATCTTCGGCTCGATTTCTTTGGAGGTGTCAAAACCCTCGTAAATGGTGTGTAGGAAGTCGCCCAGCAGGTCGGCCGAAACCTCCACGCCGCCTTCGGCGTTGTGGAAATGCGCGTGACACCCGCACTGCCCGTCACCATAGTAGAGGTTGTCAATTAGAAGTCGTTGTCCGCCCCGATGGGTGTCGGGGCTAGGCCGAAAAAACGGCGCAGGGCGTTCGTCGGGGTTTTGCGTGTGGGCGGTTCGGGAGTTGTGGGTTCTTCGCCCTGCTGGGCAAGCTGCTGGCGCAAGGCTGCACGTTCCTCCTCTTTCCTCGTTTTCAGATCCTGGTAATTCTCGGGCTTTGCGATGCCGAAGGTCTCATATAGGTAGTCGTCATCAATGGGCAGCCCCATAGCGGCACATTTCTGAACGATGTCAATCTGTTGCGCGGTGTCCACCTTTTCTTTCTTAGCGTATACGAACTCGCCCCCGTCGGTATTGAACCCCAATTCGGCGAAGATGTCGCGCATTTGGTAATTGAGGATATTGAGGATGAAGTCTCGGTCGTCGGCGTTCATCTCGTTCTCTTCCTCCTTGTGGATTGTGCCAAGGGCTTGCGTACCCGTGTCCTTGGCGTCGGTGGTGAGGGTGTTGCCTAGCACGCGAATGCTTATCTTGCTGTCCCAGTATTCGGCAAATGTGCGGTACAGCTCGCTGCTGCCCGTCTTATTGGCTGCCTCGAGCAATTTCAGTTCGCTGTCCTTGGGATGGATGTACACCGCGTTCGTGCCTTGTTGCCGCGCCTCGCGGATGAGCGTCTTGCGCGCCTCCTCGTCACCGGCGTCGTAGGTGTACTCGCGTATGGGCATGCCGAATATGTTGCAAAACCGAGCCCAGTCGCCCATATTTCCCTTCTTGTAGAGCACGGCGGGCAGAATCTCGGCGAAGATACCCAGTCCACGCTTCGAACCCACGAAGAGCGTGTGGCCGTACTCCTCCACTGGCACTCCACTGATGTCGCCCTGGTGTCGAAGCACCAAGCCGCGGATGGGGTCGTAGTTCTTGCGGCTGATGCTGTCAAAGCGGATATTGCCGTCGTCCTCCATCCGGAACTGCACGAGGGTGAATCCCCAAAACTCGGAGAGGATGAGTTCCTTGCGAAGTTCCTTGAACCAGGGCGAGCGGAGTTGCCTGTTAATTTCCTCATCGGGTTTCCCCTCTCGTTGAAATTCGATGGGTATCTGCGTCACGCCGCGCAGACGTTTGGCCATCACGCCCGTGAGGTGGAGGTCGAAGTTCGCGCTCTCATACATGTCGTACAGGCGCACGCGATTGCTGTAATCGATGCCGCGCGCCGAGGTGACGGCATTCATGTAGTGTTGCAAATTGAAGTGGAACAGCTCGGGCATCTGCAGTACCACGTCGGGCTGGCGTTCTCCAGGTGCGGCGAGCATGCCGCCCTGCATTATACGGCGGCCTTGCGCGCGCCTTTGTTTCAGGTTCTTCATCTTTACCATTTTTTGTTTTTTCACTTATAAGAGCGTGGGGCGCACTTCGTCGGCCTTTATCTGCCATCGGCTCTTGTCTTCAATCTCCTCGGCTGGCAGCAGCGGTGCGCCGTCGATGGTCACGTCTCCGCGCATCACGCCCTTGAGCCACTCCACAGCTCGGTTGTAGCGGTCTTCCCTACTCTTGGATATCTTGTAGGGGTTGTGTTGGCAGAAGATGTGGTAGATGGCGATGTCCAGCGCGAACATCAGCACCAGGGCGTGGCGGTCGGTGCCGCGTGCGGAGAAAATCTTGTCGCAGTCGTACTTTTTGTTCAAGTACGACCGCATTTCCAGCACGGCGCGGTCCTCGCATATCTCCACAATCTGCGGGTCGTAGTCGGTCGTGCCTTGGCGCAACAGACTGTCCAGTATCTCGCGATGTATGCTCGCGTCGTAGTCGGTTATCTCTATGAAATTGCTCATGTTACATCATAAATGGGTTGTCCTTATTCATATCCTCATCGTTAAGCGCGATGGTGTAAGTGGGTTCCAGCTCGCCCGTCTTCTGGTCCACCGTCGTCACCCCGCCCTCCACGGCATCGGGGCCGTCGGCAGGGTATGGCAGGGTGAGTTCGAAGAGCTTGAACTGGTTCATCAGCTCCTGCATGTGGGGGTTGTCCTTTTCTTCCTCATTGAAAACCCACGTGCCCAGACGGTCGAGCGGCTCCAGGTTGGCCTCGATGCGCGTTGCCTTGTCCGTCTTCTTGCGCGTGTCCTCGCGGATGAAGAGTTGCGTCTTACGCGCTGCACACTCATCGCGCAGCAGGGGCTTGAACACCTGCTGATAAAAAGGGTCTTGCAGCTTGTTGTTCTCGATATACCAATACACGTTGGTTTTTCCACCCACGTACTTGTCCAACTCAAAGTACCAACCTATGAAGTTGGCGTTGGTTTCACGTGCGAGAAAGCCCTTAATCACGTAGTACACGCCCTTATACTTGCCCACCAGCCATAAGGCCTTGGTGGAGCTGCCTTTCTTCTTGCTGTCGGAATATGCGGGGTCGCCGTAACCTATAAGGAAGCGGAACTTCTTCAAGGGCGGCACCTTACCGAAAGGCAGGTTCTTGAATATCTTGCCCTCTGCCACGGGGTTGTTGAAGTACTCGCCCTGCTGGGCGCGCACCGAGATCTTCGAGAGGCTTCGGTCTATCTGTTCCTCGGTATTCTTCTGTGGCCAAGTGCTACGACCATGCTTGTCGCGTATATTTACCACATCCCAACTATTGGCCAGTGCCCCAGCGCGCGTTATGCAGCAGTCCTTAGCGATAATATTTCCGCACCACAGCACCAGCGTGGGTTCCGAGATGGAGCGCGTCGGGTAAAGTGCCCGCTCGGCCCACTGCCACTTCTTGTCAAGCGTGACGGGGTTTCGGCAGTCCTCGTCGGTGTCATAGTCATCGAAGTACAACACGTCGGGGCGTATGGCCTCGTTGCGCATACCACGCGGCGCAGAGCCTGCACCCAGGGCGATGAACTTCGCCCCGCATGCGCAAGCGAATTCCGTGTTTGTCCACGCCCCGATGGTTTCCTGTTTGCCGTAAAACTGCATCAAGCGCGGGTTCTTCTCAAAATTGGCCTTATAAGGTGCGAGCAGGCGTTCGGCCGCATCGATGGTGGCCGCGGCCAATGCTACGAACCGCTTGCGTTTGGTTAGCGTAAGGTACATCAGCACGAACATCACCACGGTGCTCTTGGCCAGCTCGCGGCTCCACGACAGCACCTCGTACCATTCGTCATTGGCTATGATGCGCCGTATGGCCTTGATGTGGAAGGGTGCGAACTCGTATTTGGCGTAGGCTGGGAAGAAATAGTGTATCCACTCCACGGGGTCGCGTTCCAGTTCCTTTCGCCGGCGTTCTACCTCATATCGCGACAGACCCTCGTCCACCGGCACGTCCTTGGCCAGCCCCTCATGAAACCTGCGCCACAGCTCCAATGCTTGCTTGTCCGTATGTTTTGCTTTCATCCGCGTGTGGTTTGGTCTTTAATGAATGCGTCGAATAGGTTGTTGAACTGCTTGGCCGCCTC